CAATGATTAAGATGAAAAACGGCGGGATGTGCTAAATCATGGCAAACGCAACCCAAGCCCAAAAAGACTACTACGCTAAAAACAAAGCTGACGCTAAAGTTAAAGAAGATAAAGCTTTGTATGAACTTACGGGATCCCGTGGTGACGCTGCCCGTAAAGGCATGGAAGAAGGTCGCATGGATGCTATGGGTACAGCCTATAAAAAAGGCGGTTCTGTATCTTCTGCCTCTAAACGTGCTGATGGATGCGCTCAACGTGGTAAAACTAAAGGACGAATGATATGAGACCTTCTCGTGGTATGGGCGATATCGCTGCCTCAAAAATGCCTAAAGTCGTTAAGAAAGCCCGTAGAGATGATACGGACTTTACCCAGTTCGCTAAAGGCGGCAAGGTTGGCTTGTACGAAAATATCCATAAAAAGCAGGCACGTATTGCGGCTGGCTCTGGTGAAAAGATGCGTAAGCCTGGTGCTAAGGGTGCGCCTACTAAAGCGGACTTTATTAAATCGGCTAAAACAGCGAAGAAAAAATAATGGCAACTACAGGAACCACATCGTTTAATTTAGATGTAAATGATCTGATCGAAGAAGCATTCGAGCGGTGTGGGAAAGAGCTACGCAGCGGATACGATTTTAAGACCGCTAGACGCTCTTTAAACCTGTTAACGATAGAGTGGGCTAACCGAGGTCTTAACTTGTGGACAGTTGAGCAGGGCATCATTACGCTGGCTACTGGGCAGGCTATGTACCCTATTCCAAACGATACGATTGATTTGCTAGATATGGTGATCCGTACCAATAACGGTACATCAAACCAAGTAGATATCAACATTAGCCGTATTGCTGAACCTACTTACATGAGCCTCCCAAATAAACTGGCTCAAGGGCGCCCGATTCAAGTATTCGTAAACCGCCAGTCTGGTCAGTCAAACCCAACAAACGTTGTTTTATCTGCTAACGTATCTTCTACAGCTACTACTATTGACGTATCAAACGCATCTGGATTAGCTTCTTCTGGATTTATTCAGATTGACTCTGAGACCATCAGCTATCCAAATATCAGTGGCAATCAGCTTATAAACTGCGCTCGTGGACAAAACGGCACTACGGCTACAGCACACACTGCTGCGGCAGCGATAACTGTACAGAACTTACCATGCATTAATGTATGGCCTACTCCAAACTCCCCTGGAGATCAGTACACATTTGTTTACTACCGTATGCGCCGTATTCAAGATGCTGGATCTGGCATATATGTACAAGATATTCCATTCCGCTTTATTCCTTGTATGGTTGCGGGGTTAGCCTATCAATTGGCGGCAAAGCTACCAGACGTGGATATGAACCGCATTCCAATGCTTAAAGCCGATTATGAAGAACAATTTACGTTAGCTGCTCAAGAAGACAGGGAGACGGCTCCAATTCGATTTGTACCTAGGAATACGTTTTATTCTGGGGGCGGTTAATGCCTAATCAGTTTGCTTCTGGCAAATATGCAATTGCCGAATGTGATCGTTGTGGACAGCGATATAAGCTAAAAGAGCTTAGGACGCAAACAGTTAAGACTAGACCTTACAAAGTAAAAGTTTGTGGGGCATGTTGGGATCCTGATCATCCTCAGTTACAATTGGGTATGTATCCGGTTAACGATCCGCAAGCGGTTCGGGAGCCACGTCCTGATGTAAGTTATTTGCAGTCTGGAACCAATGGTCTGCAGATTGATATTAATGGGGGTACAGGTCCTGACGGTCTTGGAAACCCAGACATGGGTAGTAGGATATTCCAGTGGGGTTGGGCGCCAGTCGGAGGTGCAAGCTTCTTTGATTCTGCGTTAACCCCAAATGATTTAATTGGTAAGTCCCAAATCGGAACTGTAACGGTGCAAATATCATGAAAACTTGTACACGCTGCTTGGTTGAAAAGCCAATATCTCAGTTTTATGCCCAGAAAATGAATAGTAAAGATGGGTATCAGAGCCATTGCAAGGTATGTGATAACGCTAGAGTTAAGGTTTGGGGGATAAAAAACCCCGATCTTAAAAAGCAACATCAAAAAACAGCAGATGCAAACAAGTATCTAAAAAACAAAGAAACGACATTAGCTAGGAATAAGGCATGGAAACAAACCAACCCAGCTAAAGTTGCCGCTATGGACGCTAAGCGCCGGGCTTCTATGCTTCAAAGAACACCGAAATGGCTAACACCGCAAGAGCTTTTGCGTATAGAATGTCTATATTCTTTAGCTTCAATGTTGAATAAGCATGGTGTAGAATCATGGCATGTCGACCATATCATACCTCTACAAGGTAAAAAGGTATCTGGGCTTCATGTTTATAGCAACTTACGAGTAGTGCCAAGCTCGGAAAACTTGGCTAAAAGCAACAGATACGATTTAATCTAGGAGTAAATCATGGGATTTAAAAAAGGCGCAGACGGCATCACTAAAACAGGTAAAACTAATCCAAAGATTTACCCTAACGATGGTCCAAAAGTAATGGATAAAGGTCCTAAAGCTAGCAAAAGTTCTTTAAACAAGAACATGAAAGCTATGGGTCGCAACTTGGCTAAGGCAGCCAACCAAAGAGGTAGCTAATCATGGCTAAATTTTCTAAAAAAGTAATGGGTAAAGAAGTTGGCGATGCCGCTGTTTATGCAAAGCCGCACACCATGAAAGGCACTGCAATGAGTGCAAAAGATGCAATGAAGGCTGTTAGCCGCAAGCCTGATCCAAACACTTTAAAAGCTACTGACATGAAACCTGGCGGTCAACCTGCCCCACGTGTAAGCGCTGGTGATCCAGACCGCAATGATGTTAAGACTACTGGCATTAAAATGCGTGGTACTGGCGCCGCTACTAAAGGCGTTATGTCTAGAGGACCGATGGGCTAATGAATTACCAAGAACTTTTTTCGCAGATTCAGACGTATACTGAGAATCAATTCCCAGATACGTTTGTACAGGTATCTTCATCTGGTAGTCAGACTAATGTAAATGCTACTGCACAGATTAATACCTTCATCATGCAAGCGGAAGATCGCATCTATAACTCGGTGCAGATTCCTTCTTTGCGGAAAAACGTTACTGGTAATGTCTCTAGTACAAGTAAATACCTAGCTTGTCCAAACGACTATTTATCTACTTACTCTTTGGCAATCATTCAAGCGGACGGTTCATATGAATATCTACTTAATAAAGATGTTAACTTCATCCGCCAATCTTATCCAAACCCTACTGCCACCGGTTTGCCTCGTTATTATGCTTTGTTTGGCTCTAGGCTAAACGACCCCAATGAATTAACTTTTATTCTTGGGCCGTCTCCTGATGCTAACTATACCGCAGAGCTGCATTATTTCTATTACCCAGCATCTATTGTTACCGCTGGTACTTCTTGGCTTGGTGATAACTATTCTCCGGTTCTTTTATATGGTGCTTTAGTCGAAGCATATACCTATATGAAAGGCGAGGCAGATATGCTTGCAACGTATAACACCAAGTACAATGAGGCTATGCAACAACTTAATCGTTTGGGAACTGGTCTGGAGCGTGGAGATAGTTATCGTGATGGTCAAGCTAAAATTAAGGTCAATCCGTAATGAGAACGTGCAAAAAGTGCCTTCAAGAAAAAGAGTTAAGCGCTTTTAAAAAGCACACTCATGGGTATAGACACGCATGTAAAAAATGCCAGTACTTAATTGAAATGCAAAATCCCGTAGCTCATCAAAAGAAAAATGCTAGAACTGCAGCGTATAGGGCGTCTGCAAAAGGTAAAACTACAGAACAAGCATATGCACAGTCTGAAGCTGGAAAGCAGTCAAGAAAAATTGCGGTTAAAAGGTATGAACAAAATGCGGGCAAAAGTCAAAAAGTAGCTCGTACTGTCTTTAGAAGGCTGGCTAAACTGCAGCGCACTCCAGCATGGTTGACTGGCATTGACCATGAGCGCATTGGCAATGAATACAAATTGGCGGCGCTTTTAACAAAAGTAACAAGCAGTTCGTGGCATGTTGACCATATCATCCCCCTACAGGGTAAAATGGTGTCTGGTTTGCATGTTCCGTCAAATTTGCGGGTGTTACCTGCAACAGAAAACATCCGTAAATCTAACTTATTTTAGGAGCAACAAATGGCAATTACTCAAGCAATGTGCGATTCGTTTAAGGTGCAAATCCTTAGCGGTCAGCAAAACTTAGTGTCTGGATCAACCCAGACGTATAAACTAGCTCTATATACAAGCTCTGCGGTATTAAGCAATGCAACAACTGCTTACACAACTGTTGGCGAAGTATCTAGTTCAGGTTCTAACTACACTGCTGGTGGTAATACACTAACAGTTAGTACAAACCCTACATCTACAGGTAACGTAGCGTTCTTGTCTTTCTCCAATACTTCTTGGACAAATGCAAATATCACTGCTAACGGCGCTTTGATCTATAACAGCACGGCTAATACCGCTGTTGCAGCACTGGCTTTTGGTAGCGATAAGACAGCTACAAACGGTACATTTACTGTGATTTTCCCTACTGCAGACGCAACAAACGCAATTATTCGTATTGCTTAATAGGAGCTTTAAATAGCTCTTGTTGTATTTGATCGGGTAAAAGAATCCAGTAACACTGTT